AACAAACTCGACCTGTGAAGAGTCACCAGCGTAGCCAGTAAACATCGCGTACTTTTTGTTACCGAAGTAACCCTGATACGTAGCAAAGATGGATTCGTTTAGATACGGGAGGTGAGCCTCCATAATTTCTTGCATCTCTTGAATACGCGGGTCCATAGCGGCACCCATAAGGGAATCAATTCCTCGTCCGGTACGCAAAGCCCCGTATGACTCACCACCAATTTGAGGTACGGTTCCGGTAGAGATTCTTGCATTTCGTTCCAATCGGTCAATAGCGTTATTGGTTGCCGGGTCAGGTGTTGAACGAAGTTCCCCAATTTGTTCAGCGTCAAGCAGGATGTTTACCTGTCCTTCACGGCCATCTTTCCACTCGCCACCAACAATCATTGGCACCTGACCCGACCGGCCAATAATATACCGGTCAGGAAAAATTGCTTTCTCTTGCGCCATAATTTCCAACGCCATCATCTTCGACATCAAATCAACAATGCCAACAACATTTGAAACTTGCGATGCGATCTTGTCTAAAGATACGCGCCCCGGTGTAATAACACACGGGACACCGGCTCTGTTTACAGAACGAGATAGTTCAATCATTGTTGAATGCTGTTGATTGATTTGGTTGTAATGATGGTACCTTGGCCCCATAATTCCAATAACCATATTATGCTCATCAACCCATTCAACAACATCCCAAAGTTCTACTGACGATTTTTCATCAGACTCGACTGGGCCACCGTATTCACTACGTGCTGCCGGATAGTTGCTACGTAACCAAGCACCAGACTTGCCATGAATAAATGCACAATTTGCGGGTGGATCATAGTCGTCGTATGTGCTGGGTTCAGGGTAAACGCCTAACGGATCACGAACATCTATGCGTGCTCCACCTTTTTTAAAATCAGGAGACACAACTAAACAAGATGTGGCATACCCTGCTAAATGCCTGTAAGCCCGCCGCATTTTAATCTTGTAACGCGACTGGTACCAAGTAGCAGACAACGCCCTACGCCTGATATCAGCGTATTCTCTGGAACGGATGCCACGTTCTTTGCTGCCATCAATTGCAGGACACCCGATAAAAGGCATCACAGATGCAGCACGTTGGGCTAAAGCATCAATGTTTTCTGAAATCAACGCTGGCGTCAACGGAGGAAGAACAGGCTCATCGTCCATCGATGGAATAGGAATAACGTAATCGCCGTTATAACGATCTTTGACATCCAACATTTTTTGCAACAAAGGAGATTGGGCTTCTTGCCGATGCCTGACGATTTCAACAATCTCTTCGAACGTGTACATCAAAACACCTTACTAGAAGACACAGATGCCTTCCACGGTAGTCCTTTAAAATTGAATTGTGAAGTGTCAACTTCAAATGTTTGTTTCCTTTGACGCCATAATATCCAGATAAACCATAAAGCCATGACCTGATCCTGTCGAAGACGGGTGCCGCGCTTTAAAGGACGCCATGCTTTTAACTGGCGAATCAACTGGTCAACCATATGGCGCGTAGATTTATCGTCAGCGTAAGGGATATCTATTTCTCCACGCATAAACGACAACGCCATCGATGGCACACCAATCGTTTCGTTGTACTTGTTGACACCAGTGAGGTGTTCACGCACACGGAACCCGTACTGGTGAGTCATTTCAATCAAACGTTCATCTCTTGACAAACCTTTTTGAAACACCATTGCTTCAATAACAACATCAGAAACGCTTGCACCGTTACGCATACATTGAAGAACCGCTTCTTCTACTACACCAAGGATTTGTTCGTTGCGTGTTAACCCAGTGTCTTCCCGAATGAAAAGAATTTTAAGTTTTCCTTCATGCGGTGTAGCAGCCACCACACAGTTATTGGACCCGAGAGCAGGATCAAGGCCAATATATACAGTACAGTCTTTCGGTGGTTCATGGTTAACGGACCTCAAAGGATTCAAACACTTTTGGATAGCGTCGTCGGTGAATGTTGCTGACATAGATGAAGAAGGTTCCTGCATGTAGTTTCGTGACCAAGCATCTTCACCGACCTTGCGGCGGATACGATCCAATTTTTCCATTGTAAACATTTCAGGCCACAACGGTTCTGGTTCACCATTCTTGCCAGTAACAATGGCAGGAAATTTAATTACTTGCAAAAGATCGCTGTCGATTTCTTCCATTACCCGTTCATAGAAATCGTCTTCACCAACACGAGTCCCGTTAATGGTGGTGCGCCCGTTTTCGCCGGGACGAGTTAACCAGTCCTGACGAAACACTTCAAACATTTGTTCAGTTAAATTAAGAGAAACACGAGACTGGATATCATCAATGTGTAGATGATCAGTACGAGTACCAGCAATCTTTGATCGCCACCCTAACCCAACCATTGAGTAATCGCGTTCATCGTGACGCTGCTTTTTGAATACATCAAAATAATCTGCACCCCAAGGCTGTGCAGTTTTACGTCCAGATTGGTTCTGAGGTACAAAAGGCCCGAACTTTGCTACGTATCTAGGGTACGGACCAAACGGTTCCATACGGGAACGGATACGCCCAAGGATCTTACGGGACATATCCTGCCCTTCAGACCCTACGGTGATACGGAACTCAGGGTTCGTAGCAAGTTTGTAACAGAAATAATCTTCGGCTAAGGTCGTCTTGCCATGTTCAGGAGGCCAAAGAATCACTGTAAGGTTACCGGGAAGCGTGTTCTCGTAGGCATCGATAGCCTGTATGTGGAACCAAGGCGACATATGGTCAAAGAACTGGCCCCTGAACGACGCAAACGAGCCATCCCACGGCTGATCTCCGCGCTGAAGGGCTTCATGTCGTACAGCGTCAGCGCGTTCCGCAAAATCAGGGATACGTTGACGCCATTTATCGTACGCTGACCGTGTAACACCAGCGATACGGCAAGCCGTTTCAATTTTTCCGTGCTCACGCAACCCCTCCATGAACAGGGCGCGTTTAGATTCGCCCTTATCCTTGGCGGCGTTGCCTTGATTCACGAGTGATCAAACACAGACTTCGCAACCACCAACTCGATGGTTTCCGCTGCGATTACTTCGTCGGTACTAGCGATCTTTATGGTATGGGTACCGATTTGATCTAAATCAATGTCAACAAAGTAGATGCCAGTACCGCTACCGCCCTGCACTGAAGGGTTTACATCTGCCCCACTCGGCTTTTTGTGCGTACAAGCAGACACAGTAGCCACATTGGTACCAGCAGTCTTAAATGTTGCAGTAACCCGTACCCGGTCACCCTTATCGTAAGTAGCCATTACACACCTACCAGTAGTTCGAGAGTATCTTGAGCGTTTTCTTCACTAGATGACGATCCTGTTACGTTTGTAACAGAAAGGACAAGTTCCGGCTGCGGAACCTTGCGGATAAGCGCCGAAAGAACGACAGTAGCCGTACCTGTAATAGCCCCTTCGATAGACGCAACCTCAGTAATCGCAGCAGTAACAGTCGCTGTACCCGTAACAGCAGCCGCTATCGGCGTTTCGCGCACAATCGCAGCCGCAACGGTGCCGGTACCAGTGATATCTCCAGCGATAGACGCAACTTCTATAATCGCAGCCGTAACCGTGGCTGTGCCAGTAATATCTCCAGCAATCGACGCAGATTCAATGATCGCAGCCGTAACAGTTGCTGTACCGGTGATCGCACCGGCTATAGAAGCAACTTCGACTATCGATGCCGTAACAGTCGCAGTACCAGTGATCGCACCAGCGATAGATTGGGTACGTAAACCTTGGTAACTGTAATTTGCTACCCGATAATCAATACCTGATTGGCGATAATCAAATGAAGCCATCGGCTAAGCGTTTATTAACGTGACGCCACGAACGCATCCCAAGCGGAAACAACCTCAGAAGTCCACGTAGCAGCGGCCACAGCCGCAACCCGCGTATCCTCACCTGAAGTGTCGTCACCCGGTGCCAGAACGTGACGATGGTAACTACGACTCAACTCAACGTCGTCTTCACTCACCACTGTTGCTGTTCGCACACCAACCTGCCCCAGTTCTAAAATTTCGATTTTGTCAACAATGACAGATTTAGTAAGTGCCATGATTTCTCCTACGCGCTAGCGATGTACGAACCGGAAATAAGGAAATACGACCCGGTATCAACGTCGTCAGCCAAACTGGCGTCCTCAACGGTACCTCCGGCCCCAGCGTTCATATCCATAAACGTCGTATTGGCGTGGACATGCGTATGAATACCGCTCTTGGCATTAGCGAGGTTGATTACGGTTCCCATATTGGAACCCCGGTCAGCGCTCTCATTCAGGCTCGGAGCAGCAGTAAACGGTAGACCGCCAACCCTCAGAGTCCCAGCAGGTGAAGAAACAGCCGACACCGTGAACAGTCCCTGAATGTGGACGACACGCCCGACCTTTGTGTAAGCGCCTTGATCGGACCCCGTATTTACCGTGATGGAGCCAGACGATGAGGCGGTCAGAGCGCAAGTCCAATAACCCTCCTCATAATCGTCCAAAGTATTAGCATTGGACGAGTTGAGACCGTCTAGCAAAATGCCGTTACCGGCACCACTAACCGTCAGAACACCGTTTACCGTCAAAGCGGTAAGAGTGCCAACAGACGTAATAGCGGTCTGAGCCGCCTGAGTCACAGTAAGCGCAGTACCAGAAGCGTTACCCGTCAAAGGACCAGTAAGCCCTGTTGCCGTCAACATCCCAGTACCAGCGTTGTACGTCAAACCCCCGTCAGTTTTCGGACCCAAATCGCCGGTAGCGGACTCAAACACCGCCACCGAACACGACGTATCAGTCGTATCAGCAACCGTGATAGCCGTCGGCGTAGACGCAGGAACCGCAGCCCACTCAGTGTCGCCATCAGCCTGCTTTACTAAAACATGACTGGTGGAAGCCCCAGCAGCCGTCGTTGAACCAATACCTAACTTTGTTTCCAACGCAATAGTCGCACCATGCACATTGACGTGCATAACGTCGTGCTCTTTGCCGCTCGCATCAAGATCATCGGTAGACGCAATATCTGTTCTAAGTTGAGAACCAGAAGTGTCAAGCGCACCGGGATAGGCAGTAGCCATTAGAGAAACCTTTTCGGCGGCCTTGGCCGTTTATAGTTCGGTATCGGTACAATTTCCCGTACACCACGATAAGGCGGTATCAGCTTCGGCTTCGGCCTTGGCTCCCATCTCGGCCTTGATCTCGGCTTAGGCGTAGCATCCCGTCGCTGACCCGGATCAAGAGTATAACCCTGTCGAGGCCGTGGAACATTATGTTTACGGTTACTTTTTCGTTTAGGTATTCGACCTGAATTCTGGTTCTTCATTAGGCAAGAGTAACCGTCACAGCGCCAGCAGCAACAGTAATAGTGTCACCATCCAACACAGCCTTCGACGTAGTAACCGACGTATGATAAAGCAAATTACCGGCAGACACATGATCCCAAATACCGATATGCGTCACCGTACACGCAGGCATCGAAGCAAAAGTCTCCACAGCAGAATTCTCCGTCACACCATTCCCATCCGAACCCGCAGCAGTAAAAGCACACGCCTGACGAGCCACATCCACCTCAGCACCCGAACCCGCATCCGTCGGATCAGCAGTATGCAAAGCAAGATACACCGTCGAAGGATGCGTATATGCCGTCGTACCCAACGTATGATCCAAAAGTTTCTCTTCTAGATAGTTAGACATCTCAGCCATAAGAAAAAGTTACCTTTCTGTAACACAACAAGGCTAGCAAAATGATACACACCTGCTACCATCCACGCAACACCCCGGTACAGCACCCCCACCGGCCACATAAAACGAGAGTGCCGAACCCTAACTAGGTTACGTTCGCCCGTCAAAAGGGCAACTGCCCCCTGCACAAAAGCCAAGAGGCGCAGGGGCAGCATCCAACACAGTCGAAGATGCAGGTCGAACCGTACCTACAAACGGACGGAGGGACCCAAGGGATGCCTACACCCAAACACAAGACACTGGGTGTCCACGCACCCCCAAACAACCCTGACACATATATATGTAAGTGGGGTGCTGGTACATCCCCCCCCTACAAGCTTCGTTGCCCACGCGAAGTACAAACAAACACGATATCCTTTCACAAGCCGTGGATTAACAATGAGGGCTGCTCAGCGACCCCCTCCCCCCGCCCAAACATGGGCGGTCGGAGCCTCACGGGGTCACTTCCCAACCTTGGTCACCGCTAACGCGGCAACAAAAGAACCCCCCGCCCCCCGCTCTTGGGACCCTGCCCCCAAGAGCGCCACACCCGACACGCCACACAGCCTCCCCCCCACCCT